AGCCAACACTGGAAATTCGCTTCGGAAAAGAAATGTATTGATTTCCGCAACTGGCTGAAAGAAGTACATGGAGAAGTTTTTGAAATTGGAGCTGGCGAGTTTAAAGAGAGTGGAACTACTGTTAGCACTATGGCGGTTGTAATAAAGAAATAATTCAAAAAAAAATTAGTATGTTGACAATAGAAATACCAAAATCAAATAGAAGAAAATCCGAGGAAGACGAACTTGCATCTTTCATCCTCTCGGAAATCAAAAAGAAAGGCGAATGTGTTTACTTTCATTATGGCGTAGGATGGGGAAATAACTGGCCTCATTGTTGGGCAAAAAATACTGGAAGTGACGCTAAAGACAGACACCAAATTTCGGAGTTGGCGCACGATAATGTCATAAGAGCATTTATAGACAAGGGCTATTCTGTCGAGTATAGAAGTGAAATAGCCGCCGGAAGATATGTGATTATCAGAGGATAGCTACAATGGTAATGAAAACGAAAACAAGTAAAGTCACGTTTCTACTCCGTTCCAAAAATCTGCAAAAAGCATTATCTATCTTTCCCACTTTTCATATTAACGTTCATCAAAGAAGAATGCAAGACTTTACAGGTTACCAGTGAAATACTTTCCTGTAATTCTTTATCTTACCAGCAATTCGGCATTGATATCAACAAAGGAATTATAACACACATAACAAAGTATTGACAAGCCGTGTCAGTACTTTGTTTTCCTCATTTTTCCCCTTAGCTCCCTTATTAAGTACCTTCGTTTCTGTAACGCAAAAAAAGCAATTATGGAAATTATTTACAGAAAACTAGAGGAACTGAAGAAACTGGAAAACAATCCAAGAACTATTTCGGATGAACAGCTAGACAAACTTAAAGAGTCAATCCGAAACAATCCGGATTATTTCGAAGCCCGACCGATCATCCTGTCAGACCGTACTGGCGAATTGATCATTATAGCCGGAAACCAAAGGTATGATGCCTGTATATCGCTAGGTATGCAACAAGTACCGACCGTTCTTATTCCCAACCTGACCGAGGAAAGGGAACGTGAGCTAATCATACGTGATAACGTTAACAACGGACAATGGGACATAACCAAGTTGTTTGACTGGGATTGTAACGAGTTGCTTAATTGGGGTATGGAAGGCATCAGCTTTCCTGATCCGACAGATTTTTCAGAAGATATAGAAGACAGTCATAATGTACTCAAGAACGCAAACTATGAAGCCGGAGCTCATATCAAATATTTAGTATTTGAGGGGTATAAGATTCCAGTCAGTGAAAGCGAACTGGAAGCACTGAAAGCACGGGCTTCTGAATATTTGGATGAGAACGGTGTAATGGTTGGTTTTGTTAATAATCTACTTAGCTTATGATGGAATACATAGACATATCAATATTGAACCCGGCAGAATATAACCCACGCCTGCTCACTAATGAAGCACAAGAAGATTTAAAAAAATCCATCAAGGAATTAGGCATTATCAAACCGATCATCATACGTCAATCGGATAAACGTATCATGGCAGGACACCAACGTACAAAGACAATGAAGCTGCTTGGGTATACCCATGTTCCAGCCTTTATTCTTGATGGTGTAAACTCCACCGATGAAGTAAGGTTCAACCAACTTCACAACTATGCGGAATGTGAGTTGTCGGAAATCCAACCAGAAATCAATGTAAGTCTTCCTAAAGGAACAGAAGGATTTTATACTGTATCCAACAAAGATATCTCCATTCTTTCCAAAGGAGGAAACAACTCACGTGTTGTTGACCTTACGAAAATGATTCTCCGTTACGGCCAGTTTGCAAATGCCGTATGTGACCATACCGGGAAAGTGATCATCTCAACAGTATATGCCAAAACGGTAAAACTATTAGGTATGGACCTACTTGTATATGTCCTTCCAGAAGGGAAAGAAGAAATCGCGCTCAAATACTTCTCTAAGGAATATGGAGTGTTCGAGTATTCCCATCTGGAACGAAAGACCTATATACAGTCTTTTGCCCAAAAGGCACGGCTACGGCAAAAGAACGGGGTTCCAAGCAAGCGTAGCCATTCAACGTTGTATGAAACGCAGGTTATACCATACATCACCAAGGATATGCGCATACTCGATTTCGGTGCCGGACAAAAGGATTACGCAACCATACTGAAGAAAAAAGGCTATCTCATTGACGCCATTGAATTCTTCCACCGCAAAGATGGAGCGGACATCATTGATGAAAAGGAAATCAGGCAAGACTGTGCTTCCATATGCAAGACCTTGTCGGACTACGGGCTGTACGATGTGGTTGTGTGCGATAGCGTGTTGAACTCTGTGAACTCAGAAGAGGATGAAAAGAATGTCTTACTTTCGTTATCAGCATTATGCAAGCCCGGAGGAATGATATTCTGGTCTGGCATTCCGCTGCTGTTCGCCCAGAAATCATCTGAACGCAAGGAAACACACGACCATCGTTCTAAAGCCGTATTTCTTGACGCAAAGAACTTCACAGCCAACTTCCGTTTTGGTGAATGGTACTTCCAGCATTATCATTCCACAGCTGACATCATCAGATTAAACACAGCTTACATCGGAAAGGATTTTAACATATTCGATAAAGGAATGAAGATAAGCCCAGAAAAAGAGTTAAGAGGTTCGTCATTTCAAGTAGCATCAACCAACGGAAGGAGCGCAAGTAAGAATGATTATCTGAAAGCGTTGCAATATGAATTCACACTTCCTCTTCCCAATAATCGCAAATGGGATCTGGACAAAGAAATTATACCAATCTTTAAAACACTATAAACAATGGCAGCACCTAAAGGAAATCAGTTTTGGATGTTACGCAGCAAGCATGGCAGGGATAAACTCTTCGCCACGCCTGAAGCGTTATGGGAGGCGGCGTGCGAATATTTCCAATGGTGTGATGAAAACCCATGGACAACAAGAAAGGCTATACAACGTACCATGCCTGTTAGACGCAAAAAAGGTAAAAGAACAGAAACTGTTAATGAACAGCAAACACAACAAGAAGTTTCACCTACACAGCGCCCCTACTCTCTCACCGGATTATGTATCTATCTAGGTACTTCATCACGTTGGTGGAGTAGCTTCAGAAGTGAATGCATGAAAAAAAATGATGAAGATTTTTTGCACGTCATCGCGCGGGTGGAAGAAACCATCGAGACTCAACAATTTGAAGGAGCCTGTGTTGGCGCTTTCAATGCAAACATTATAGCCCGAAAGCTAGGGTTGTCCGACAAACAGGAAGTGGATCATACAACACAAGGCAAACCCTTCAACGGATTTGACTTTCTTCCCTATACTCCCGAAGCTGACAAATTGAAGTGATATGGAGCAAAAGGTTAACTTAAAACAGCGATTGGCATACAATTTTCTTCGTGACAGCAAAACGAAATTTTTATTGTATGGTGGTGCCGGAGGTGGTGGTAAATCATGGCTAGGCTGTGAATGGCTGATGCAATGTGCCTACTATCTTCCCGGTACTCGCTGGTTTGTTGGCCGAAATAATTTGAAGGATAGCCGTGAGTCCGTTACCGTGACCTTCAATAAGGTAGCATCTTCTCACAGCTTCACGGCATACAAGACAACAAATGAAGGGATAGCCTTCGACAACGGAAGTGAAATCGTTTATATTGACTTGACGTATTATCCGGTGAAAGATCCGATGTATGAACGATTGGGGTCTAAGGAATATACAGGAGGATGGATAGAGGAAGCTGGTGAAGTGCACTACCTTGCCTTCGAAGTCTTGAAAACCCGTATCGGCCGCCACATGAACGATGTATACCATGTACCCGGAAAGATACTTATCACCTGTAACCCGAAGAAAAACTGGCTATACCGTGAATTCTACAAGCCCTGGAAAGAAGACAAATTACAAGCTCCTTATGCATTTATCCAAGCTTTGGTGCAGGATAATCCTTGGGCAACAGAAGACTACATCGAAAGTCTTCGAAACACAAAAGACCGGGTAACAAAGGAACGCCTATATTTCGGCAATTGGGAGTATGATAATGACCCGACTGCCCTGTGTAACTACGACGCTATCTGTGACTTGTTCACGAATGAGTTCATTGCTCCTGCAGGTGAATCTACCGGTTCTGCAGACCTTGCAATGAAGGGACGAGACAGATTTATCGCCGGTCATTGGAAAGGGAATGTGTGTTTTATCAAACTGGATCAGGAATACAGTACTGGAAAATCCATTGAAACAGACCTGAAGCGGATGATGATAGAATGCTCAATTCCTCGTAGTAAGATGATTGCGGACTCTGACGGATTGGGGAACTATCTTGAAAGCTATCTGAACGGTATCAAGGAGTTTCATGGAGGAGCACGACCTATTAATCCTGAATTTGACAATTTGAAATCAGAGTGTGCCTTCAAACTGGCTGAGATGATTAACAATCGATTGCTTCGTATCGTATGCACGGAAGCACAGCGGGAACGGATCATTGAAGAATTGTCAGTTCTCAAACAAGCACATATTGATGCAGACACACGGAAGAAAGGAATAATCAGCAAAGAAAAAATGAAAGAAATATTAGGTCATTCCACAGATTACCTTGATATGCTGATAATGGCAATGATATTCCGCATCAAACCAACACCAAAACGACCAAAAGCAAAAATAGGAAAGATATGACAGTAAAAGAATTTTTGACAATAAGCAGCATTGCCACCGAACCCGAGGTCATTAGAACCAAGTTGGATGAACTGAAAAAACCTTATCAACTAGGGCAGTATAAGACACCAGATACCCTAAACGACATAAATATGGGAGAACTGATGCAACTGCAATCCATCGAAACAGAACACGATATCTTGTTCGTTCCCTGTACTGTACTGATGGGGCTGAGTAAACGTTATATATCCCAACTTCCAGCTACCGATGTACTGGGATTCGTACAATGGGTGGCCAAAGAAGTTGAACGAATAAATAAACTATTCGCGTCGACGAATGTACCACCCACACCCGAAGAGAAGCAAGCAGGATCCGAATTGCTAAATTTTGGACCTTTCGGCATGATTGATTACTATGCACAGCGCATGGGTATCACTGATCATGCAGAAGTAGACAGCGTGCCATGGGTCAGAGTATATAAATGTCTTGACATGGACGCCAAAAGAGTAAGATTCGAACGTAGATTAAGAAACATATTAAGTAAGAAGAAATGACGGTAGAGCAAAAAATTAAAAAGATAGTAGACTCTATGGAGGGTGTAAGTTACCTTTTTGACAACTGGCAAACAGCCAATATAAGACTGGACAAGATTAAATTGCCGGCAGTGCTTAATCTCCTTCCTGTAAGCGGAACTTTTAATCTAGGCAGACAGCAGTTAAGAGACTGCCCTAACTGTATGATGGCATTCATGGATAAAACCAAGTTCGATTTTGATGGCACAGAAAATGATGCAGTGATAGAAGGATGCAAGAATAAAGCCAAAGAATTCATATTGCTATTGAACAGGAGTGGGATGTTCAAAGAAATATCAGGAGATATCCCTTATTCTGTTTTCTATGACAAGCTGGATGTTAATGTAACCGGAATAGTTATCCAACTTAAGTTAGAAGAGATAATGGGTACTGTTATTTGCAACAAGAGCGTGAAAGAGATTGTATATGGCAGCAGAAACTAAAGCCGGAACCCTAAGGATAATAGGTGAAGAGCTGGAAGCGTTACGCAAGCGAATTATAGCCAACCATGAAGCAGCCGGACAAGTAGCCAGTGGAAGGACAAAGGGCAGTCTGAAAGTAGAAATGTCGGAGGACGGAGGCGTTTTGTGGGGCAGGCAGGCATTCGCGGTACTAGAAACCGGACGTGGGCCAGGGAAAGTTCCGAAAGGATTTTACAAGATTATCCGCCAATGGGTGGAAGATAAGGGTATACAAGTAAAGAAGCCCGATTCCTTCGCCTACCTTGTCGCTAGAAAGATAGCCAAGGAAGGAACGGAACTATACCGAAACAGAAAACATGAGGAAATCTATTCCCGTGATCTAGAAAATACCGTGGACAATATAGCCAGCAGGGTATCGGCTATATATGAAACAGAAGTTGAACATATAAATCTGAATTTCGACAATGAGAACACATACGATAGATAATACAACAATTGAATATCCTGACCAAATAGGATTCTGCTTTAATCCTGTGATAATAAATATCCTTGGCGGAAACTATCAATCTGTTACTGCAACGGTAACGGACACCACCACAGCCACATCAGACAGAGAGAACAGAGCGACGTTCGGTGGTTCCTGCTTCTTTGACCTATCATTCTATACGCAGAGCTATTTTGACGAATACAGAGAAGTCGATTACAAGTCAACTCACGCCGAAGATAGTAAGTTAGGACGTCTGTTTAGCATAGAGCTTGATATGTATAACGAATCAGGAACACTTGAAAACAGCTTCCAGTTCAACGTATTCATATTGTGGGGAGCCAGTAAGGTTGGAGAGCAGTATAATGGAAGCCGAGTGCTGACATGGTTCAAAAACTACCCATTCTCTGTAGGCTTATACTCTGCAACATCAGGGAATGTAAAAGTAACTATAGATGGTTCCGAAAGCTCCCCTATCGCATTATCAGGACAAAATGCATGGAATATCATTCTTGCTGGAATAGATGCTTCAGACAGGGTGGAATTTTATCTACCTGGAAGTAATACGGCAGCATCTGTTTTTGACCACACCTTTGATTTCACCTTCCGAGGGCTGCTCAATATGGCCACAAAGATCACTTGTAAGGTTGACAATTCAGACTGTGGAATATACTTGAGATGGATCAACCGCCATGGAATGTGGTGTTACTGGCTATTCATGCAAGGAGACGAGACTTCGCAGGTATCCAATGACGGAGAGTTCATCAGAAACAATATGCAGGATTACAGTTACAAGAACGGATACCATGGAGGTAGCGGACGAAAGCAAAGGAAAATGGAAGAAACGACACTTCCCGTATGCGCTCCATTAATAGACAGCATAACTTATGACTTCCTTTACCAAATGGCCACATCTCCTGTTGTTGATATGTTCATGGGCTATGATGATAACGGTAACGCCAGATGGATGGCCGTAAATGTGTCTGTGGGAAATTTCGTCAAACAGCGGGTATCACTGCAAGACTTTGAAGCGAACATTATATTACCTGAAACTAACGTGCAGAGCTTATGAGAAATGAATTATTATATGTCGGTGCCAACAACAAATTAGTAGATATGGACGACAGCACCAATATCACATTAAAATACAAGAATAATATATTCACCGATATAGGCAAAATTGTAAGTAACACAAGCTACACTATTAAACTTCCAAACACAGTGAGGAATCAGTCTGCATTTCTTCACGCAGACCTGCCATCCTGCCAATATTCCGTTGCTTCATTTTACCTTGACGCTAGATACATAAGAAACGGAGTAGAAATTATCAAAGGGGCAAAAATATACTTGATAGGCACGTCTGATGTGTTTGAAACCGCATTAATATGGGGAAACGCAACACAATTTTCAAGTATTGCCAATGAAGAAAAAAAACTGCAAGATTTAAAAGAACGTTGGCATTATGAAAGCCAAGGGAATGATCCATTTCCTGATTATTACATCGAATGGAATAGCGGAAAGAACGTAAGCCAATATGATAGTCATGGAGATTTCTTTTTCCCAAAAGTAAATTACAATATACGTTCAGCCGATAAAGACTTACCCTATCATCCGGCAGTTAAAGCAACATGGATTTTAGAACATATATCACTTGATAATGATGTGATATTCATTTTTCCAAGTGAACAGCAAGCAGTCTTGAACAAGCTGTTTATCCCATTGCTGACAAGAAATGACGGGTTGGAATTCTCTCAAAAGAATGAACTGTGGTTGAATGCAAAATATTACCTTAACCAAGGAACCGGGCCTATTGAACTTTACTTCGAAAATAAAGAATATTCATCATATTATGGAACGGTAAATAAAAGCTCGCTAAGCGAAGGCACATTCATTAGTGGAATAAAGACAAAAGGAAACTCCATAAAGCTCAATGCTTCAGGCAAAGTATCAATACATACTTTAACTTCTTTCTATCCCAGCAATGCAGCCATGATAGCTTATTATATTGAGAACGGAGAGAACAATGAAATATTCAACATAGGATATACGGATATAATAAGCAATGGAGGAAACTCTTACAATATTACGTTTGAGTTCGAAGGTGTAGAGTCTGACTCAGTAAACAAAGGTACAGATATCCGGTTTGGATTCACAAATATCGGATTTATTGCAGACGTATCAAACGGTGTAGATGGAATCATAAATCTAAGAATGGAAAACAGCCTTGTATCGCCCAAGCAACCAGACGAAAGTATTCTTAACGGGAATGGTCATTACCCCATTATACCAAATTTGCCAGATATGACACAGCTTGATTTTATTAAAGCAATATCTACCATGCTAGGCGTATTTGCATATCCTATTGAAGGCACGAACATTATAAGATTTATGTCTGTCGATGATATCATAAAGAAAAAAGAACAAGCGTACAATTGGACTAGACGGGTAATAGCATCGTATATGGCCAACAAGCCTAAAGAAATGAAATTCACTATCGATGGCTTTGCACAAAGAAATATACTTAAATACAAAGACGATGATACGGTAAAAGGCAACTACAGTGGAGAAATTACTTGCTTGATCAGCTCATTAGAGAAGTCTAGAGAAATGGCAGAGTTGAAATTTGCAGGATGCGACATGAGAGGAATTACAGCATTCATACGATTGTACAAATATGACGGAGAGGGAAAGGCTGAACTGCAAAAAGTTCAACCAAGAATACTTCTCGAGGAAAACAATGGAGGTCTATCAAATGGAACCTTCACACAATTGTCGTTCACAGATATCATAAAAAGATTCTACACAAGCTTTCAAAATGCAGTGTATACCCCCAAAATCATTAAAGAAAAAATAGAAATAACAGAAAAAGACTTGAGAGACTTAGATATGACCACTCCAGCATATCTGGCCCAATATGGGAAATATTATGCAATTCTATCCGTTACAGCAGAAAATACAGGAATAGCAAATGTTGAATTATTACAATTAGACATCTAAAATTATGGCAGACAAAGTAGAAAAGATACTTGATATCAAAGTGAATTATAATGAGGCTATCAAAGCTATAGCCGAGTATCAGACAAAAATCGACAAAGCCAAAGAAGCAGAGGCGAAACTGAAGGAACAGTTAAAGGCTGGAGACATAAAAAGGCAGCAGTACAATGAAGAAATGGCGGCATCTAAAGCCTATATCAACGACTGTAATGATTCGATACGTGTTATAACGAAAACAATGCAAAATCAGCTCAAGCAGGAGAAGGCACAAGAAAACAGCCTTGTTTCTCTCCGTGCCAAACTGTCAAACCTAACGGCTGAATACGATGCTTTATCCGAAGCGGAACGAAATGCGGATACAGGCATGAACATAAAAAACAGAATTAATGAGGTTACTGATGCTCTAAAGGGCGCTGAAGAAGAGACACAGCGGTATTACCGAAATGTTGGCAATTACAAGGAAGCTATAATGGAAGCCGCCAATGCCAATATCCCGTTCGTGCAGCAGATAAATGTAATGGTGACCTCCTTGGGTGGAGTAAGAAATTATTTGTCTGGAGTAAAAACAGAAATGCTTACTGTTTCGACCACCACAACCGGCTGGATTAAAGTTTTGAAACTGTTGAAAGTTGCTCTACTTGGAACTGGTATTGGAGTATTAATTGTAGCTTTAGGATCTTTGGTATCATGGTTCACCAAAACACAGAAGGGCGTGGAAGCAGCCAATAAGATAATGGGTGCTCTTGGTGCCACTGTAAATGTCTTAATAGACCGGGCAGGCAAGTTGGGAAGTGCTTTAGTGAATCTGTTTACCGGGAACTTCAAACAGGCGGGGAATGATGCCAAATCCATATTCGCTGGTATCGGTGATGAAATAGTCAATGAAACCAAACAGGCGTGGAAGCTGGCAGAAGTCTTGAATGAGATAGACAAGAGGGAAGTCATGCTGTCCATGTCACGTGCCGCTAACCGAGCTGAAATTGAGAAGCTGAAAAAAGCTGCAGATGACCAGACCCTGTCCACACAGGAACGTATCAAAGCTGCGGAAAAAGCTGCAGCAATGGAAAAAGAGGACTTAAAAATCCAAACAGACTTAGCGAAAGCAAGAATTGCCAATATGCTCGGATATACTAAAGTAACAAAGGAAGCCCTTAAGACCATTGAGGACATGCAAAAAGGAGCAATTACAGCAGATGAAGCTATTGGAAAAATCGGTATATCGGAAAGCACTATTGATGACCTTAGGAAATTAAGCGAAGAAGTAAACAGATTAAGTGAATTGGAAGAAAGCAGTTACACCCGTCAGACAGAGCAGCAAAATACCCTAAACTCTATCCGCCAGGAAGGTGCAGACAAAGCAAAGGAAGCAAAGCAAACAGAACTGGAAGCAGTAAGGGCAGCAGAAGATGCTATGCTTGCCTTAGTGAAAGACAAGAGAGAACAAGCACGGAAAGAGATTGAATTGAACTATTCCCGGCAGATTGAGGATTTGCAAATCAGTTTAAAGCAAGAAGAGAACCTTACCGCTAAGGCTCGTGAAGCCATCAACGCCAAAATAAAGGCTTTGGAACAACAAAAATCTATGGAGCTTAGCAAGTTGTCCGATGAGGAGCTGAAAAAAGAACTGGAGAACCGTTTAAAAATGATATCCCTGCAATTGGAATCGGTCAAGGAAGGCAGCGAGCAGGAGTATCAGTTAAAGATACAACAATTACAAGCACAACAAGAGGCGGAACTTACCAGCACAGAACAAACCGAAGAAATGAAACTGGCCATTAAAGCAAAGTACAATACCAAGATAGACGAACTGGCAACAGTTCATGAGCAGGATATTATCAACAAGCAACAGGAAGCCATGCGCATACGCTTTGAAACGGAAATCGCACAAGCATATGATAACGAAGAGGAAATTCTTCGTATAAGGATGGAACAAAAGAAAGCCGAGCTCGATAGCCTGCAGCAAATGGAAGGTGAAAGTATAGAAGCATTCAATCTTCGCAAGCTGGAAGCACAGAATGCTTATCTGAAAGACAAGAGAGAACTGAGCGATAAGGAGATTGAAATAGAACAAGCTAAATATGAAGCAATGGAACAGGTGACAAATGGCCTTGTAGCTCTCACAGAACAAATTGGGGAGTCTGATAGAGGATTTGCTATGGCAAGCAAAATGTTGGCTTTGGCAGAGATCGCCATCAATTCAGGTAAGGCGATCGCAAAAATGGTATCCGCTGAATCAGGGAAAGGTATTCTTGGTATAGCTACAATGGCATCAGGTATTGCAACAATCCTTTCTAACATTGCAAATGCTGTTAAGATAGTAAAAAGTGCTAAATTTGCAGAAGGTGGTTTGGTTACAGGACCGGGGACAGGAACGAGCGACAGTATTCCGGCACAGTTGTCGAATGGAGAATCCGTTATAACCGCCAAAGCTACGTCCATGTTCGCCCCTATCCTATCATCCTTCAATATGATGGGTGGAGGTGTACCTATTAATGTAACAGCAACGAATAATCAAACTTTAGGCGAAGATATGCTGGCCAGAGCAGTCGCCAAAGGAATGATGATGGCTCCTGCCCCTGTCGTTTCTGTAGAAGAGTTTACTTCAGTTGCGAATAGAATTAAATACATAGAAGAAAGCGGTAGTTTATGAAAGCATACGAACTATTATATATAAACAGGAACACTCTTAGGATAATGTCTGAAATGTCATTAGATGCATCAGATATTAAATACCTAGAAATGTATAAAGACTACACCCGTCTTACGGCTGAAGGTCATAAAAAGGCATATATCATGCAGTACCTGGCAGATGAATACAGCATTTCAGAAAGGACCATCTATAGAGTCATTGACAGGTTGTCCGTTGACGTTTCAATTCAATAAGGGGGAAGATTATTCTTCCCCCTATTTTTTTACTGACAAAGCGTGTCAGTGCTATTATGTTCTGAAATTCTTATAGCCATATACCGTTTTTTACCTTTGCTTCAAAATAGATTATATATGGCGAAATTATACATCAACAAAGATATTGTTGCGGATAAAGACAAAATGGAAAATTGGTATCTAACTGGTGAAGAGGGATTGTCTTTTCCCGATATTCAAAATTTCCTATCTTGGATAGATCCGAATGACCACGTTATTGATATTGAGATACATTCATGCGGTGGTGATGCCGTTGAAGGGTATGCCATTTATGACGCCTTACGTGCTTCAGGAAAGCAAATCAGCTGTACTGCAGTAGGACGATGTGCATCCATGGCAACCGTGATATTATTGGCCGCTGCAAAAGAAAGACGTTTTGCTTATCCACATGCAAAGTTTCTTATTCACAAGCCTTATATGGCTTCATACGATGGAGACCTTGATCTTGAAACCCTAGAATCAATAAAATCAAACTTGGAGAGTGAAAAAAACAAGATGCTAGCTTTGTATGTAGAACGCACAGGATCGGAAGCCTCAGTTATCGAAGCCCAAATGAATAAAGCCGGTTGGTTTGGTGGTGAAACAGCCAAACAATTAGGTTTTATCACGACCGTTCTTATGCCTACAACTGCCAAAGGGAGAACTTACACATTTAATAACAAAAAAATGAACAAAGAAAAAGAAGTAACAGTGAAGCAGACTATCATAGACAGGCTGCTGGCCAAATGCGGCTATCAAAAAATTGAAGACGTACAGGTCGTATCTATGGAATTGACAAATGCCGAAGGTAACACGCTTACCGTGGAAAGAGATGAAGGTGAACCCCAAGTAGGAGATACAGCAAGTCCCGATGGCGAACATGTCATGCCTGACGGAAAGACTATCATTGTGACAGATGGCGTTATTACAGAAATTAAAGATCCTGATGAATTGGAAGAGGATGAAGTGAAAGCTTTAAAAGCCCGTATAGAAGAGTTGGAAACTGAGAATGCTTCTCTAAAGACGAATGCCCGTACCATTGAGGACAACAAGATTCTGAACGCAGTCCGTATGGCCGGGGGCGAAAACTGGCTGGCAAAACATTGTAGTACTTATAAAGTGTCAGCTCGTACCCAAACGTTCAACAAGGGTATAAAAGGAGTAGAAGAAAATGAAACGCCTATTCAGAGAAAACTTCGTGAAGAAAGAGAAAAAAGAAACAACAAGTAATAAAAGGAGGGGAAATGCCTATTTTAGATTTTGACAAACTTACACCTGATAATCAGGCTGTAAAAGACTTGAAAGACCTTATTCAGTTAACAGTCTTTCAAAACGAGGACATGGAGCGTTTCATGACGTTTATGCCCAATGTGACTAACGGTAAAAAAGCTGGTTTTATCGGTGAAATGGAAGATGTCGGAGTAGCCGGCTCCGGATGCGACCCTGAATATAAAAAAGTGGCTATCGCTGCCGCCCAAAAGGAATGGGAAATCGGGGATTGGCAAATTCCTTTGGAAAT